AGATCAGCCATTTGCTTATCAATCATCGCGTCAATCATCGCGTCAGTCAATGTTAAATCTGGATTGGCTTTTCTTATTGACTCCCCTATCTTAGCCCTGCGTTCCTGTATGCGCGCCTCTTCATTCGCTCTAGCATCACTCTTGTCCTGCGCTGGCACCTTTCTCTTCATGCCTGTCATGCCTGCGTCGATTACTTGTTGCTTAGACGCCTTGGGGTTTTCTTTTAGGTACTGCACCGCTTGGCTTCTAAACAGCTTTAGCTCCTCGTCTGAACCGTCGCCTGTTAAAAAGTCTTGCATGTCGTCACCTTCCCACCAGTACGTGCGATCCTCAGAAGTTATGATCTCTTCTATCAAGGCATTAACGTCCATCTCAAGTGCGGTGTCGCTTGTACTAGCTTCACGCCTCTTAGCCTGTTCAGCGTCTACCAAAGTTCTTAGACTTTTAATTGCATTGGTACGCGCCGCAGACGGCCCTTTACCTTCAGTCTCTTTTATGATTCTAACCTGTGACTGAAGTGCTGCGTTGTCTTTAAACAACTGTTGGTTGTCGTTTATAAAAGCAGCGTACTCTGCTGGAAGTTTACCGCCGTCTATAGAAGCTTGGAAGTCTGCTTCTGCTTTAGCGCGTCTAGCGTATTCAGCTTGAATGTCGTCACGCAAGTTTTCAGGGATAGGCACTTCACCTTGAGGTGTCTTCAACATGCTTGGAATTTCAGTAGACCCTGTAGCCATCATGCCGTTAACAGCAAAGTCAACCATACGCGTTTCTACAACAGCTTTTTTCTCGTTGTCTCTTTGCGTTTGTTCCCACGCTGCTGTGTCACGCGCCGCTAAAGTCTTACCAGCAATTCCAGAATATTTACTAACATCATTTCCTGTTTGTTTGCCGACAGCGACCATGGCGTTTTCTAACTCTTGCATACGCACAGGGTCTGTTTCTGTTAACAACTGCTGCTGCATAACATCAATGCTCTGAACACCTGACGTTTTCAATGCACTGGCTTTCGCTGTCTTAGCCGCCACCAGTTGTTCTGGTGTTTTTGCCTTATCTACCATTAAGTCAGCAGTCTCTAGCGGTGTCATGTCTTTGATCTGCGCCAGCATACCTTCACGCTCACGTTTCTCAGCAGCCACAGCAGGAGCCTGACCAAGCGTAGAGCCAAGATCAAACATGCCTTGGCTGTAACCCGGCTGTGTCAGCGACTGTATAAAACTCTGTCCAAATTTAGCCATTACTTAATCTCCTTAAAAATCGAACAAGCCGCCTGCACCGAACAACTGATCGTAAATGTCAGAACCCGCGCCTAAAACGTCACCTAAGCCGCCGTAGCTGTCTGTGGGTGTAGCCAAGCCGCCAATCAGTCCAGTACCTAACTGACCCATCAGGTTAGCTTGTCCCAGACCAGCACCCAACAACGCCTCAAGACCACCCATAGACGCTTCGCCAAACAGACCTGCGCCGTAAAGCTGACCGCGCTGCTGTAGCTGTGGGTAAAGTTCACTGCCTTGCATAGCTGCTAGTAGTTGTGATTGAGGTATGTAAGAACCACCCAAGGCTCCGAGGCCTAGCTGTTGCTGTCCACTTAACATTGCTAAGTCTTGTGCAGACAACTCAGAACCCATGCCAGTAAAGGCTTGACCAAGTTTAGCCTGCTGCATCTGCTCTGATTGCCCTTGCTGTATTGCAGCTAAGGAGGCTTGGTTTTGCGCTTCCCCTTGCGCCTTAGCCATTGCAAGTTGCTCAGGAGTACCACCGTACATGTTAGTAGAGACACCTGAGCGCCCTTGGTTAAACAGACGCTCCTCTAGGGCCATACGCTGTCGTTCTTCTTCTGGACGTTGCGTAGCCCGGATGCGCTCATATACATCTGCCTCACGTCCTGCTGTAGGCATACCAGCAGAAGTCATAAAGCCACTACCGAGGCCATAGGCTTGCTCTGCTGCTGCTCTGCCTCCAGCTTGCCCATACGGTGTAGCGCCTAAAGTTGACTGCGCTTGTCCCATCAGCATGTTCTGTATGGCTTGTTCTTGTGGTGAGCCAGTTAACGTAGATTGCCCGGTCGCTGGGTCGTAACCAAACTGACCGCCAGTTGCAGACGTTACGCTGAAGGGCTGGAACTGAGACTGATCAAGTCCTTGCTGTGCAATCTGCATTGCGCCTTGCTGCGCTGATTCGCCAATACCGCCAAGCCTGTCGTAAGCTCCTGTAAGAGCAGCACCACCACCAAGCAAACCAAGAAGCGGCCCTGCGCCACTTAAAAAATCTTCCCAATTAAACTCAGACATTAGTAAGTACCTCCGTCAATTGTTCCTGAATCCAGCGTACCTACAAAGTTTAGGTCAGCGATTGTTACAGTGCCTGTGAACGTAGGACTAGCTGTGTCAGCCTTAGACGCTACTGCTGTTGCGATGTTATTGAACTCTGCGCTAAAGTCAGCACCTCGGATAATCTTAGCTGGATCACCTGAAGGTAAATTGTCCTTAGCAGCAAAGTTTGTTGTTGGTGTGTAGTTGCTCATAGTGTTTTACCTATCAGTGCTAGTACGTTAATTTCTTGTAGTGACAAAGCGAACCCATTGATGTCTGCTTCAAGTCCAATTGTTATTACACTACCATCTCCTGTGGCGTTAACGGCTCTTCGAGAAACCAAAGTACCGCCAGTGAACTCGCCTATGTTGAACTCAGAAATGTTATAGAAGGCTGGATCTTGATTACCTACAGTGTATGCTTGGGATCTAAACGTGGTGCTGAAGTCATAAGCCCAGTAAAGAAACACCGTAGCTGAGTTAGCACCTACAATGGTGGGCCTAAGCTTCTTAAGGATCTTTAGCCGTGAAGGGTCACCAAAGGTTAGCCCCGGACTGTAGTACCTAAAGCGATAAGGACTACCGTTGTCTGAGTATCCTGAGTAGAGGCTAAGACCTTCGTTGTTACCTACAAGAAGCTCTCCTGATCTTATAGTTTCAAAAGAGAAGAAGTCTGAACTGGGCCAACGCGTAACCCTATATGATCCATTCTCTGTCCTACCGTTAATATCAAAGCAGTACGTAAGATTATTAGAGGGGAACGACACGAGGTAAAATGTATTCTCTGGTGAATAAATAGTTGCTACTGGCCCCTGTCGGTTAACAAGAGTCTCAATGAACTCAGTCTTGATGTTACCACTGAGGTCACTTATCGGCATAGACTTCTCTTGTATGGTTCTACCAAAGCTCCTAAGCCCTGTGTCATCTAAGAAGAGTATGTCAGTACCGATGTGCTGGATAGAGTTTCTATCAATGCAGCCTACGCCGGGAACTGTGTCAGCAATCGCCATAGTAGCTGGAGAGTCTGCACCTTCGTATACAACGATGCTGTGCCTACCAAAGATAATTAGGAGGCTGTTGTGTGCTGCGATGCCTACGACACTATCTGCACCGTCAGGCCACGCCTCAGAAATATCTATGGAGCCTGAGGAGCCACTAGAGAAATCAGTACCGTTGAGTAAGTCAGACCAATAGATAATCTGTGCACCTTCGTTACTATCGACTACCCAGAGTCTGCCGTATGCCGCAGCAACTTCATTACAATACAAAGTTGTAAGCGTCGTGTGTCCTTCATAGTCACCAAAGGTCTGAAGGCCACCTGTGTCGGTATAGATAAGAGGCTCTTGTCCTCTCTGGAAGAAGTAAGCAGCGTTATTGAAGTTTACGGTGCGCCAGTCGTTCCCAGAAATAGTGTAGCCTGAAGGCGTTTCGTTAACAAATGTATGGACACCTGATAGAATCCTCCTGTTAGCAAAACTGAATATCTTAATATTGTCTTCGTCATCAAAGAACTCATGAATGGAGTGTACGTAGTCTGTACCTATCTCATACTTACTACTAGAGAGCGTCTCAAGACCCTTCCTAGAAGCAATGCGTCCTCTCTTGTCAATGATAGCGTTGTCTGCTACATCAGCAAACGAAGGATCCTGCGCTATAGGTGAATCCTCAGTGTTAACACCCTTGAAGGCGGGAGCAACTAAGTTAATACTTTGTAAGGGCTGGGCCATACGCTAGCTCCTAAGGGGTATACCAGTCTGTTGCATAAGGGTGCTTCTGTGCGTCCAGAGCAATGGCGTCAGACAGATAAGTATCAGCGATAGCAAAGTACTCAGGGACAGAGGTGCCTCCTGTCTCGCCTCGCTCACGGGCTGCTAAGGCTACCGCGAGGTGAATCACAGGCATGTTAGGAATCATTAGCTTATCTGTGTCAGCCACTAACTCATCGTTACGTAAGACACAATTGAACCTAACAACATAAGCACCATCAGGCTTAGGGTACACATCGATCTGAGTGTCGCCGTTAGAATCAAGGCCCCTATAGGTGTACAACTGTGGTGACCCCTTAACTGGATCTTGATTGTAATACTGATTATCAAACCAGTCAGTAGTACGATAGTCCATGAAGAAATCAGAGGTGTCATTGATGACATTCAGAGCCTTCACAGTATCCTTGGTGTCAAGTAGAGGGTAAGTGAATACATCCTCAGAGGTTGTGAACACCACTGTAGTACGTAAGGCTGACCAGTCCCAAGAGGTTTCTACAAGTTTCTTTGCGTCGTTAACAAAGTCACCTATCATTTTACTGTAGGTAGAGGAGTCAACGCTAGGAACCTCCTCTTCTCGCATCCTTCTCAGGACGTTATTCACTACTTCTAAATATGTCATACTAACATACCCTTGTTAATAATCTTGTTTAGTTGAGCCATGTAGTCTACATTAGGCGACTGTACAATGTTTTGAATCGTAGGTGCTTCGTAAGAGATGCCAGCCATAAAAGGTTTAAATCCTAAGCCAGCACCGCCAGCAGAAGCTCCGCCGTCCTTAGTTAAACCAAACAAAGACTCAGCTTGTTGTTCGCCGTCGCCTTCGCTGTCGCTGTCACCAGTGCCGTCTTTGCCTTCTGTGTCACTGTCACCAGTGCCGTCTTTGCCGTCTTTAGTTGTAGCCGCGTCTCCAAACGTTAAACCGTCTTGTTCAGTTTCTCCGTCCTTGTCGTCAGCAGTGCCGTCAGCTTCGCCGTCTTTAGTAACGTCAGTAGCAATCTCTAATTGAGTTTCACCGTCCTTGTCGTCAGCAGTGCCGTCAGCTTCACCGTCCTTGTCGTCAGCAGTGCCGTCAGCTTCACCGTCCTTGTCGTCAGCAGTGCCGTCAGCTTCACCGTCCTTGTCGTCAGCAGTGCCGTCAGCTTCACCGTCTTTAGTAGGATCAGCAACTTTATCTAACTCAGTTTCGCCGTCCTTAGTAGGATCAGTTGCAATGTCTAACTCAGTTTCACCTTCCTTCTCAGTCTGCTCTGCTGTATCCTTCTCAGTTTCTTCAGCAGTCTCCTTCTCAGTCTGCTCTGCTGTATCCTTCTCAGTTTCTTCAGCAGTATCTTTTTCAAGTTGCTCTGCTGTATCTTTCTCAGTTTCTTCAGCAGTATCTTTTTCAAGTTGCTCTGCTGTATCTTTCTCAGTTTCTTCAGCAGTATCCTTTTCAAGTTGCTCCGCTGTATCCTTCTCAGCTTCTTCAGCAGTATCCTTTTCAAGTTGCTCCGCTGTATCCTTCTCAGCTTCTTCAGCAGTATCCTTTTCAAGTTGCTCTGCTGTATCCTTCTCAGCCTGTTCAGCTTCAGCGTCCTTCTCAGTCTGCTCTGCTGTATCTTTCTCAGCCTGCTCTGCTTCAGCTAAATCTTTTTCTTCTTGTTCTGAATCTTTAGTAACCTGTTCAGCGTCTTTCTCGTCTTCCTCTGTTTCAGCGTCCTTCTCAGCCTGCTCCGCGTCTTTAGTCTTTGTTTCTGCGGCGTCTTTCTCAGCCTGCTCTGCTGTGTCCTTCTCAGCTTTCTCTGCTGTATCCTTCTCAGTCTGCTCTGCTGTATCCTTCTCAGTCTGTTCAGCAGTTTCCTTCTCAGCTTCTTCAGTTTCGTCTTTTAATAATTGTTCAGCCTCATCTTTTAATACTTGCTCGGCTTCGTCTTTACGCAATTGTTCAGCTTCAGCGTCCTTCTCAGCCTGCTCTGCTGTGTCCTTCTCAGCCTGTTCAGCTTCAGCGTCCTTCTCAGCCTGCTCTGCTTCAGCTAAATCTTTCTCAGCCTGTTCAGCTTCAGCGTCCTTCACAGCCTGCTCTGCTGTGTCCTTCTCAGCTTGCTCTGCTGCGTCTTTCTCAGTTTGCTCTGCTAAATCTTTTTCGTCACGCTCTGTTTCTTTTGTCGAATCTTCTGCTATGTCTTCGTCTTTTTCGTCTTGCTCTGGATCGTAAGGCTCACCATCAGTAACATCACCCGGACACGCCTCAAACTCGTCGCCTGTAGGAATGTGTCTAACAACATAACAACCATTAGGAAGCGACTGAACAATTACATAGTCAGCTTGATTAACAACAACGCCATCGTCCTTAGCACCTTCTGACAATTCATCTTCTTTTTGTGCTTCTTCGGCTTCTTTTTCTCTGTCTTTGTACGCTTCTTCAGAGCCTTCTACATCCTTGTTTGCTTCACCAACAATGTCATAGATAAGTTCGCCGTATTCTTCGTTGTGGTCTTTAGCTAAACGCTCTGCTTCTGCGTAATCGCCTTCGCTAACTGCATCACTAATGTCTGAGTTAACTTGATTAACTGCCGCTTCATAGTCTTTGTCAGCTTCAGCTTCTTTCTCAGCTTGCTCTGCTTCAGCGTCCTTCTCAGCTTGCTCTGCTTCAGCGTCCTTCTCAGCTTGCTCTGCTGTGTCTTTGTCTTTTTGTTCTTCTTCAGCAGCGGCGTCTTTATCAGCTTCAGCATCCTTTTCAGCTTCAGCATCCTTTTCAGCTTCAGCAGCGGCATCTTTCTCGGCTTCAGCAGCGGCATCTTTTTCAGCTTCAGCAGCGGCATCTTTTTCAGCTTCAGCAGCGGCATCTTTTTCGGCTTCAGCAGCGGCTTCAGCGTCCTTACCTGCTTGTTCAGCAGCAGCAATTTCTTCTTTGTCCTTTGCTTCTTCTTCTGGCGGAACGTATGTTATGTCTTCTTCAGGGACTGTATCATCTTTATATTGTTCTTCGCTGACCATCCCGCCTTGCAAGTCTGGCTCACCAGAGTACACCCAACGATCATACCAATCCTGATCTGCTTGACTTGCGTTACCGCTTTCAACGCGAGTTACAATTGTGTTTTTGTTTTTCTGCCATTGCGTAAGCTCAGGCGCTGGGTTTTCAGACTCCCAAGAACTTTTAGCGTAGTTGTACAAGTCTGGAAAATTACTTTCCATGTAGTCTAAATCAGCTTGTGTTATCTCACCGGCCTGTATTAAGCCGTATAAGTAACGCGCCTCTTCTACTTCTTGAGGGCTAAGTTCTCTATCGTCTTCTTGAGAAGTTTGAGAGTAAACGTCGTCATACATAGCATTGTACTTTCCGTACAACCACTCTGAAAACGTTGGATCAAACGTAGTGCTAGCATTGTCCCAAGGATTATATTCAGACATTACTTATCCCCATACTCAAACGTAGACACATTGTAGACCTTAATACCCAAGGCTCTAACAGCCACTACCGCCAAAGGTGAACCCATCACAGGCTTCTTCTTCTGTCTCCTCTGTCACTACCTCTTCTACTACACAAGAACCACTAACGCCACCAAAGGTAAAACCATCGTCTGGACATACCTCAGTAATCTCCACCAAAGGTGTCAAAGGTCTAATGTCGAAGCCGCCCTCGTTGAACCGTGTGAACGTCCATACAGTCCCATCATCCACGTACACCTTGGAGCCT